TAGACCTGCGCGTTGAGCGGCTGAGCCTGCACGGTCTGCAATACCTCTCGAATATCGCTGCCGTCCCATTCGATCACCGTACGGGTCATATCAGCGACCTCGTCGGCATTCACCCCGCTGCCCCGCCGGATGAAATGCCGCTGCACGCTCGACTCTCTCGCATTGTCATCGATGTATCGGCAGTAGCGATTGATGGCGTTCTGCGTCTCTTTGTAGTCATGAATAAGGCCCGTGCCAAACGGTCTGCGCCATGCATCGCGGTATTTATACATCACAAACGGATATTTCCCGTGTGCATATACGCCTTCCGGATAAGCCTCCTCAAGACCAAATCCAGTCTGAGTCGCGCAAAGCAGCGCATTGCCCGCCATCTGTGCCATATGGATCCGGCTTCGCCGCGCTTCAGCGTCATAACGCCTGTACCAGAACTCAATCAGGGTCACTCGGCTATCCTCGCCGGGCGCCTCATGCGTCTCTCTCATGTTTGCGTATTCGTCGCTTGCGACAAATCCTTTCGCATGCGGATAATGCTCTTCAATCCAGCCCACGGTCGTATGCGTCACCTTGAAACAGGCACGCCCGTCCTGAATATCCTCGCACATCGGATCGGGGAAAAAGTCTTCCGGATGCCACGCCAGCACGTTGGCCATGCCTTCACCCTCTTCCATATCGTCGTCCCAGAACACCTGCGCCACGCCCGTACCTGCGACCACCGCATCTTCCATCAATCGTTGATACTTGCCCGCAAACCCCGCCTGATGCAGCACAAAGCTGATCACATCGGTCATCTCCTGCGCGCTGTCCATGGTCTCTTCCCTTTCGGGGCTCATCACCGCCTCGGGCATGTTATCGATCTGATCGGCTATCACATTATCGCAGCAGCTGTTCAGCGTGCTCATCGCCGGGCTCGTCTGACTCTTGTTCTCCTGTTCCAACATCCGCATCGTCCTTGCCTCCCGCATGGCGTCATGCTGGCTTCCTAGCTGCTGACGGAAGTGCTCAAACAGCGTATATCCCCGTCGAAGCAGCTCTCGTTCCTCCGGATTCATCGGCTGCTCAATTCCGCGCAGTTCGCTCTGCCGCACGTCGCCGGCGTCCTGTTTCTTTCGCTTGTACGTCATCCTGTGCTCCTTTCTTTACTCAAGCGGATCAAATCCCGTTTTCCTCTTTCTCGCCGTCTCTGCCCTTGGCGCAATGGGCCGTGACATCAGAAAATATCTTGTCTCATCGTAGATGTGATCTTCTCCCGCCGTATCGATATCTTCAGGTCTGCGGCTGTCATAGACAAGCGCCGGCACAGTCCGGATGAAGTCCCGGCAGTTCCTGAATACATACAGCATCGGCCGCCCATCCTCGCCGAATTTCAGACGCTCATGCAGCTGCATCTTGCCCGGCAGACGTGTGTTGTCTCCTTTCTGAAAGATCACTCCGCCAAATCCGTTTCTCAACTGTTCCTCCACGCTCATTCCGCGGCTTCTGTCCCAGATCGCCGGATCGGCGACGCCCATCACACGAATGCCTTCTCTCGCTTCTGCCTCCATCAGTTCAGCAAGACCCCGTGCAATCTCCCCTGGCGGCTGCTGCACCCCGGTGTTTGCCTCTCCATGTACGCAGCCATACAGTTCCTTGTAGCGGTAAACCCTTCCCTCCTCGTCAACTGCCCATACCCCAAATGAATACGGCCGCGTATATCCGTGATCAAAGCTCACGTACCGCGGCCAATGGTATGGAATCTCAAACGGATCAATGACATGCGTATACTGCCCGTCAGTGTAATGTGCCGGATCGTCCGTAAACTCTGGGAACGCCTGTCCGTCAAATGCATCCCATTGTCCAAGCAGCAGCGCTTTTCTGAGCGCCTCCGGCTTCTGTTCCAGTTCCACAATGTAATCCTTGGTGATATGCGGGTTATCTGTCGGCCGTGCAGGAATGTATTCCACCCGCCGCACAGCCTTCGTGCCCAACACACTTGATTCAATCACTATCTCCCGGATCTCACGTCCGCCCTGCGTCGGGTCAACAAAACGCGCCTTTACCCAGGCATGTCCCGGTCCGCCCGGGTTCGATGCGCAGCGCACGCATGGCACGATCCCAAGCTTCTTCTCCGCGCGCAGCCTCGTGCGCAGATAGTCGTACATCGCCTTCGTGAAGTGCGTCAGTTCATCAAAATACAGCCAGTGGATTTCAGCGCCCTGATAGCGCAGCAATCCGTCTCCCTCGTTTTGAAGAAAACAGAAATGCGCTACGCTCCCATTCACAAATTTCATCTCATGCGTACCTGCCGTGTATTTGCCAAGCGCTTTCGGCACAATCGTCAGCATTGTCCGCACCAGCGTCATCTCAAGCTCTGGAATTGTCCGTCTGAACAGATACGCATGCGTTCCCGGATACGCGATGCATCTGAGAAATGCGTCCCAGCAGATCGCATAGCTCTTGCCGCCGCCTGCAGCCCCGCCGTAGAGCACCTCATCGCTCTCGCTTTCGTGAAATGCGCGCTGTCTGTCCGTCGGCATGTAATCGATGTCAACCGTCATGTGTCCTCCCGCCGCTTCGGCATTCCCAGCTTCGGCGTCCCATTCAAAAACCGAATCACAATCTCGCCCTTCTCCTCCTTTGCCACACGAACGCCCGCACGATCGAGAATGTCCTTTGCTGCCCGCTGCGAAACGCTCTCGCTCGCCTTCTCTTTTTTCATCAGCTCTGCCTGCCGGATCACAGCCTCCTCCGCACTCTCGTTCACACGAATCTGTGCGCGCAGCTTCGCCGCCTCGCTGCGCTTTTTATAAGGTTCGAGCAGTTGGCTGTCTCCCAAAGCACGCGTCACCTGTGCTGCGGTCGCTCCAATCCTTCCTGCAATCTCCTCAACTTCAAGTCCTTCCTCGAAGTATGCGCTGAGCGCCGCTTCCTTTTGTTCCTGCGTCAGTCCATTCAATCCATCACCTCCTCTGTATCGCAAAAAGGGATGCAAAAAGCCGCCCCTTTCGGAAGCGGCTCTCGCTCATTCACTTTTGACAAGTATATCATACCAAACATTCGTTCCCGTCGCAAGATGACATTTTGTGCCATTTTATGCCATTTTATGCCGTAATATGACAGTTTTATACAGCTTCCATCTCCTGCTTATATCGATTGCATTGTCTTATGCTTCTTTCAATCAAGCTGCTCGTCTCCTCAATGGAGCATGCGCCAATGTAGTACATCAGACAGAACGCATACTCCGCAGGCTTCATGCCATCCATTTCCTGCCGCGCTGCCGTCTCATATTCCCTCAGCGCAGCGCTTTCCCGCCTGATCATCCGTTCAAGCGCCTCTCTGCGCTCCATCTGTACATCAAGCCCGCTTGGCATGCCGCCCCTCACGCCTGCTGCACCGCCGATTCTCAGGCTGCGCACACCATCCGGCGACAGCTCTCTCAGCTGTTCGTTCAGCCGCCGCACCAGCAGCACCTGAGAACGCACTCTCAGCATGATTTCCCGACGCGTCATCGTTCGTCCTCCTGCGTTTCGTTCATCCATTGACACATCATACATCCGTCGCATTCCTCCTTCATCCACATCACACAGGAAAACGCCATTCCTTTTCTCCCTTCTTTTTCTTATCTGCTTAAATACGAACATTTGTTCTTATTATAGTTGTCATTTCTTTTATCGTCAACCCCAAAATGCAAAAAACGGACGATCATTCGATCGCCCGTCGTATTCTGTCTGCATTTAGTCCCGTTTGAACAGGTCTCTTGTATACACCTTCGCCTCAACGTCGCAAAGCTCCTCGCTCCAGCGATTGGCGATGATCACATCACACTTTTTCTTAAACTCTGCAAGGTTGCGCATCACACGGCTGCCAAAGAATTTATCTTCCTTCATCGCCGGTTCATAAACCACAACCTCCACGCCTTTCGCCTTGATGCGCTTCATCACACCCTGAATGCTGCTCTGACGGAAGTTGTCGCTGCCCGCCTTCATCGTCAGGCGGTAAACGCCGACCACCGGGCTGTCGTTTTCCGGGAAACCTGCACGCGCAAGAATACGTTCCGCAACAAAATCTTTTCTCGTACGGTTGGCGTCTACGATTGCGCCGATGATGTTGTTAGGCACGTTGTCGTAGTTCGCCAGCAGCTGCTTGGTGTCCTTTGGCAGGCAATATCCGCCGTAACCGAAAGACGGATTGTTATAATGCGTGCCAATGCGCGGATCAAGACAGACGCCTTCAATGATTGCCTGTGTATCCAGTCCGCGCACCTCTGCATAGGTATCCAGTTCATTGAAAAAGCTCACGCGAAGGGCCAGATACGTGTTTGCAAACAGCTTAACCGCCTCGGCCTCCGTCGTGCTGGTGAAGAGCACCGGAGTATCTTTCTTCTCTGCCCCTTCTTTGAGCAGCTCTGCAAACACTTCAGCCGCTTTGCCAAGCCTTTCATCGCCCTTGGGCGAACCCACGATGATGCGGCTGGGATACAGGTTATCGTAAAGCGCCTTTCCCTCTCTGAGGAATTCCGGCGAGAAAATCACATTGGGCGCATTCAGTTTTTCCCGCACGCCTGCTGTGTATCCAACCGGAATCGTGCTCTTGATCACGATCACCGCTTCCGGATTCACGCGGTTCACCTGCTTAATTACGCACTCCACGCTGCTGGTATCGAAATAATTCTTCTGCGGGTCATAGTTCGTCGGCGTCGATACGATAACAAACTCCGCCTCACGATATGCCGCGTCACCGTCAAGCGTGGCCACCAGATCAAGCTTCTCTTCTTTAAAAAAGCGCTCGATCTCTGCATCCTGAATAGGACTTTCGCGCCTGTTGATCATCTCAACCTTTTCAGCAATCACATCCACTGCCACAACGCTGTGCTTCCTGCTCAGCAGCACCGCCAGCGACAGGCCCACATAGCCCGTTCCCGCCACAGCAATCTTCATATCAATAACGCACTCCTTTGCGATACAATCCTGTGCACATTGTAATTCTTTCGTTTTCCTCTGTCAAGCAAAAGAAAAACCCACGCTTTTCAGCGTGGGTCTTTGGCACCTCCAAGGGGAATCGAACCCCTGATTTTGCCTTGAGAGGGCAACGTCTTAACCGCTTGACCATGGAGGCATATGGCTGGGGAACTAGGATTCGAACCTA